AGTTGCACCAATATTTGAAAGTGGTTTAGTTTGGGCTCCAAGCCACAAGGCTTTTGCTCAAGAAATGATTGAGGAGTGTGCATCTTTTCCGTTTGGAGCAAATGATGATTTATGTGATACTATGACTCAAGCTATGATGAGATTTCGGGAAGGTGGTTTGGTTTCATTATCAGATGATTATGAGGATAGAGAGCGCCAACCTGTAAAACGAGAATATTATTGATGTATAGATTTTTTATAACTGAGTATGTAAAAAATGGGCAGACTCTTGATGGTCCTATAGTTATTGCGAAAACTTTTGAAGAAGCCATTACTCAAGCAAGAGATTTTAATGTTAAGTTGGTAGGAGAAATAAAAGATAAAATTTATCATAGTATAGAGTATGGCGATGAAATAGAGTCAAGAACATTACATTAATGGCTATAGAAAATTCAAATAAAGAAGATCTATTTAATAAAAATTACTCTTTTTTAAGTAAATGGCATAATGATAATTATACTGTTTTTGAAAAAGGAGCAAAATTTAAAGACACATCTATGCAACTAGGAACATATGGAATAGATAATAAAACTTTTATTTTGCCAACATACAAAAAAGGAGTTGGAAAAATAGCAGATCCTCTAAAATATTTTTTAAAAGATATTAAAAGCGGGAAAATACAAGGCTATAATTCAAAAGTTACTGCTGAAGAAGAATTAGAATCGTTAAGAAGCAAAATCTTACAAGTGCAAAAAAATAATGGCAATTGAAAATCAAAGAGATATACCAGTAGATGTAACAAAATCTGTTTCGCAAGAACAAGATGAGCTAAATACTGTTGTAGAGGTTTTAGAAGAAGAAAATCCAAACGTCACTATGACAGAGGATGGGGGAGCCATTTTAGGTCAAGTTGATGTGCCAATTGAAAATAGTTTTGATGATAATTTAGCTGAGTTATTAGACGAAAGTGAACTGCAACAAATAGCATCAAACTTAGTAGCCTCAATAGAAAAAGATAAAGCTGCTAGAGAAGATTGGGAAAATACATATACCGACGGTCTTAAATATTTAGGCATGAAGTTTGATGATGAAAGAAGTGAGCCATTTGAAGGTGCATCAGGTGTCATACACCCTTTACTTGGAGAAGCCGTTACTACCTTCCAAGCTCAAGCTTATAAAGAATTATTCCCAAGTGGTGGTCCTGTAAAAAGCCAAGTTGTTGGTGACTACAATTCTGTGGTCGAAGAACAAGCTCAACGGGTACAAGAGTTTATGAATTATCAAATAGTTCATGTAATGCAGGAGTTTGATGAAGAGTTAGATCAACTTTTATTTTATTTACCTTTGGCAGGATCTGCTTTCAAAAAAGTTTATTATGATGAAACTCTTGATAGAGCCATATCAAAGTTTGTAGCACCAGAAGATTTAGTAGTGCCTTACTATACGACTGATCTAGAGTCATGTCCTAGAATTACCAACATAATAAAAATGCCTGAAAATGAAGTCAGAAAACTTCAAGCGATTGGATTTTATAGAATGTTTGATACAGGTCAAGGAGATTTAGATGCAGGCTCTCAAGTTAAAGAAGAGATAGATGAGCTATCTGGAATCCAATCACAATATGACGGTGATGAGGTAGCTAATTTATACGAAGTTCATTGTAATTTAGATCTACCAGGCTTTGAAGATGTCAATCAAAATGGTCAAATGACAGGTGTAAAATTGCCTTACATAGTGACCATAGACTCTTACAACGATAAAGTTTTATCAATCCGTAGAAATTTTAAAGAAGAAGATCCCTTACGAAATAAAATAGAATATTTTGTGCATTTTAAATTTCTACCAGGATTAGGATTTTATGGTTTCGGTCTAACACATATGATCGGAGGATTGTCAAAGGCGTCTACGTCTATATTAAGGCAATTGATTGATGCAGGTACCCTTGCCAACCTACCTGCTGGGTTTAAGACAAGAGGTATTAGAATTAGGGATGAGGACACCCCTATACAGCCTGGAGAGTTTAGGGATGTAGACGCCCCTGGCGGATCTTTGCGAGAATCTATACAACCGCTACCTTTCAAGGAGCCTAGCGGTACATTACTTAATTTATTAGGTATATTGGTTGATTCTGGTCAAAAGTTTGCATCCATAGCTGAGATTAACACAGGTCAAGGTAATCCAAATGCTCCAGTAGGAACCACACTAGCATTATTAGAGAGATCTACAAAAGTTTTATCTGCAATCCACAAAAGATTACACAACGCACAAAAAAAAGAATTTAAACTATTAGCAGAGATATTTAAAGAATCATTACCGCCAGAATATCCATACATGACAGCTAACGGTAATCTAAGTATAAAAGTTTCTGATTTTGACGATAGGGTTGATATTATACCTGTAAGTAATCCAGATATATTTAGCACCTCTCAAAGGATTGCTATGGCACAAGAACTTATGCAGTTGGTACAATCAAATCCCTCAGTTCATGGCCCACAAGGTATTCATGAATCCTATCGTCGAATGTATGCTGCCATAGGTGTAGATAATATAGATCAGTTATTGATGCCTCCGCCTGATGCAGAACCAAAACCAATTGAAGCTGGTATTGAGAACAACGGTTTGTTAATGGGTATGCCAGCACAAGCTTTTCCGCAACAAAATCATGATGCCCATATTTCTATCCATATGAGTTTACTTAACACGCCACCTGTGCAAATGAACGCACAAGTACAAGCTTTGATTCACTCCCATATTATGCAACATTTACAAATGAAAGCTGATGGCTTGGCAAAACAACAAATGCCACAAGAACTTTTAGTGCAATATGAACAGCTAATACAACAATCAGAACAAGCCCCAGATGCAGAAGCCATACCTTTATTAGCACAGGCAAATGATATATTGGCACAATTTTCTGCTCCAATATTAAGTGAGTTGATGATTGAATATACAAACCAAATTTCTGCTCCGCAAGATGAAGATCCACTTGTCGCTATTAGAAAACAAGAACTTGCACTCAAGGGTCAAGAACTAGCACAAGAACAACAACAATTTGTTGCAGATCAACAACGTCGAGTTGAAGAATCTTTGCGTAGAGATCAAGTAGATAGAGAAAGAATTGATACTCAAGAAGAAATTGCAGACATAAAAGACGCAACAGCAAGAGCAAGACTAGCACAACAAAAAGAAATGCAAATGCTAAATATGTTTAAGAAAAATAATTAAAAGGTTGCAAATTAAAAAAAATTTATCCAAAATTACGACATGATTAAAAAAACAGATATTAAAAATTTATCCGAACCTAAAATTAAGAAAGGTAAACAAGATTATGGAAACAAAGGTTCCGTATCTTTTAAAACTGAAGAAGGTACTTTTTCAGCTGATACCAATCCAAAACCAGGTATGGGTAAAGGTAAAGCTAGAGGTATGGGCGCTGCTGAATTTGGTGGCAAGTTCTCTGGTATTTATTAATGTCAGTAGAGTGGATCAGTAATAAATTTTTTAAAGAATTAAAACAAAAAAAGGAAGATATTACTGACACTATGCTAGCTGGTGTAAAAGATTTTGATCAGTACCAGTATCTACGTGGACGCTACAGTTCTCTGGTTGACGTAGAAAGTACATATAGAGAGCTGCTAGGAAAAATAATGCAAGATGAAGAAAGTAATAGTTCCTGACCATATTGCTGAAGAAAAGAACAAAGAAAAATCCGAAGTCGAAGAAGCTTTTGTAAAAGCTGATGAAAGGGTTTTAGACCCAACCTTACTCAAACAATCCTTACTAGATCGTATGCCAAGTCCTACTGGCTGGAGAATATTGATATTGCCATATAAAGGTAAAGGTGTTAGTAAAGGCGGTATTCAATTAGTTAAAGATACGGTAGATCGAGAAGCTCTAGCTTCTGTAGTGGCTTATGTAGTAAAAATGGGTCCACTTTGTTATACCGATACATCAAAATTTGGTTCAGAACCTTGGTGTCAAGAAAAACAATGGGTTTTGATAGGGAGGTACGCAGGCGCTCGTTTTAAGTTAGGCGATAACGCTGAGTGCCGTATTATTAACGATGACGAGGTTATCGCTACGATCGCAGATCCAGATGATATTGTCACGCTGTAACATAAGGTAATTATGCAAGAAGAAAATAAAGTAGAAAATACAGAAGCAGAAGATCAGATTATTGATCTAGATGCTCCACAAGAAGATTCTGTAGAAGAAAAAGAGGAGATAGAAGTAGTTGAAGAAACTACTGAAGATCCAGTTGAGGAAACAAGTGCAGAATCGAAAGAAGAGTTAGAAGATTATTCTAAGGGCGTTCAAAAAAGAATAAATGATTTAACAAAAAAATGGCGTGAAGCTGAAAGAGGCCAAGAATACGCTTACAACTATGCGAAAGATTTAAAAAATAAATACGAAGCATTACAACAAAATTCTTCAGTTTATGAAAAAAATTATTTATCAGAGGCTGAATCAAAACTTGAATCACAAAGAGCACAAACTCAAAAAGCTTTAGAAGAAGCTATCGCAGATGGCGATACTGCAAAACAAACTAAAGCCTTAGATATATTAACTAGAATATCTAGTGAAGAAAACAAGCTTAAAGAAGCAAAAAATAATGTATCTAATCAAGAACCTGTGAACTTAGATGATCAATTTAATCAAGTATTTGCAAACCAAATTCAACCTCCAGCTCCATCACAAGAAGCTCAAGATTGGATTTCTAAACAAGATTTTTGGCAGTTAAGATACACCACCAATCAAGATGAACTTAGAAAATACGGTCACGATGGGCCTACAGGGTATGTTCCAGCAAATGCAGAAACAGAAAAAGCTATGGACATTCATTTGGAATTGATGTCTAATGAAAATACTCACCCTGATTATAATCCACAAAATTATTATTCAGAGTTAGATAAAAGAGTTCAAAAAGAAATTTATGGACAAAGAACACAAAAAAATGCGACACAAAAAGTTGCATCAGCTAACAGAGCAGAATCTAAGGGTGGCGGTAAAAGACAAGTTCGTTTAACGCCTTCTGAGGTTCAAATGGCTAAAAAATTAAACGTACCACTTGAAGAGTACGCAAGATATAAGAGGCAATAGAAAAATGGTAGAAAAAACAGATTCAAACAACAGAACTCCTCGTTCTGCAAACACACGAGCCGATAGTGAGACTCGCAAAAGATGGCGTCCCCCATCAATGTTAGAAACACCACCAGCCCCTGAAGGTTATACTTATAGGTGGATTAGGGCTGAAATCGTTGGTCAAGAAGATAAAAAGAATGTAATGTCTAGATTGCGTGAAGGTTTTGAACTTGTACGCAGAGAAGAGATTGGAGACTTTGAGCTTCCGACTATGGACGATGGTAAGCACGCAGGTGTTATTGCTGTGGGTGGACTGCTTTTGGCAAAGATTCCAAATGAGATACGCGAAGAAAGAAACGCTTATTTTTCTAACCGCGCCCAAATGCAACAAGAAGCAATTGATAATGATTTGATGAAGGAATCTGACCCATCTTCTCCGATTTTAAATCCTAAGAGAAGTTCAAGCGTTACTTTTGGTGGTGGTGAAAGATCTTAATCTTTTTCTACTTAAAAATATTTTTAACAATATAGGTAATAAAAATGGCAAATAAAGATGCTTCATTCGGTATGAAACCTGTTAAAAAACTAAGTGGTGCTCCTTTATCTGGTGGAACAAACAGATATAGAATCGCTGCAAACTATGGAACCAGTATCTTCACAGGAGATATGGTCATGCAAGTTACTGGTGGGGGTATAGAAATCC